CTAGTTTTAATATTATTTACTTTTAATAAACTCATACTATTTCATCCCAACTAGTTGTTGATTCATTCCATTCGTATCTTTCTCCAGATTCCGAATCGGGGTAAGCAACTGGTGCTTCCCATTGACAAGTTGTTTCATTTAATGTCCAACTATTAAAAGGTTTAGGTGGTATAAAAGCATCTCTGTCTTCATCATATGTATAACCTATTCCTGCTGCATTTTTTCTTGTACCATCTGTAAAAGTCTGTTTCCAAATAGCCCATCCTGTTAAATTTGTTAAAAAAGAAATACCTAAATTTTCATTAGGTTCATTATTTGCATCTAATAATTCATTATTATGAACTACTACTCTATCTATAACTTTATTATTTAATCCTATTTTAGCAAAAATATTCATTACAATGTATAACTCCCTGAACCTGTAAATGTTAAAATTTTATTTGAACCTGATGTAGCTTCTGATGGACTTCCAGTTGTTGTTCCTGAAAAATTTGATGATGGCATACTTAAAATTACTACACCATTTCCTCCATCTCCGCCCGCATTTGCACCGCCAGCTCTTTCAGATCCACCACCACCTCCACCTAGGCCATCTGTACCTTGTGAACCAGCTCCTGTTGAACCATCTCCACCACCCCCATTACCACCGGGACCGACAGTTCCACTTGAAAATATTGAACCACCACCACCACCTGCATAAAAAACTGCAGAACCTGTTATTGAATTTGATACTCCTACTCCTCCAGAACCACCAGAACTAGTTGATCCAGCACCTCCAGCAGCACCTGCACCTCCTCCTCCACCCATACCATAATTAGCCGAACCTGTTCCAAGACCACCTGCGTAACCTTGAACTGGACTAGTTACAGGACTTGATACACCTGCGGTATAATTTTGACCTGCACCACCACCAGAACCACCATTGTTTGCGTTTAAACCATCGGGAGCACCTGAACCTCCACCTGTTGAAGTAAGACTTGTTATTCCACCACCTGTAATTATACTATTACCTCCATTTGTTCCTACTTGAAGAGCACCTGCTCCTCCTCCCCCAACTGTAATAGTAACAGTTCCACTACCTGGACTAACAGTTTCACTAGAAGTTCTATATCCACCAGCACCACCACCAGCACCAAAATTAGTAGAAGCAGCTGTTGCTCCACCACCGGGTCCACCACCCGCTACAACTAAAAAATTTATTGAATAACTTTGTGGAGTTTCTAAAGTTACATCATCATCTGAATTAGGAATCCAACCTTGAGTTGTTCCTGAATAAACTATATCAACAGATTGACCTGCTGTGTTATAAATTGGGTTAGGACTTGTATTACCTTGAAATTTTAAACTGTTTTGATTTATTGTAAGAGCATTAGTTCCCCATGTTCTTAAATAGTCTGTAAGTATTATTCTATCACCAACACTAGCTGATGCAGGTAATGTAATTGTAACTGCATTCGATGTTGTATTGATCCAATAACCTCGGCTCGCTGCAATTGTTGAAGATGATGTAACAATAGTTGATTGCCAACTAATTTCACCTGGAATGTTAGTTAAATTCTGTGCATTGATTGCACCAAAAGTTCCACCTACTATAGCTGCTGGTTGTAATGATGTTAAATTTTGTCCACCTGCTGCAGGTAATACCGAAGGGAAACGCCCATCTGGTACAGTTCCACTTGTTAAATTAGTTGCATTTAAATTACTTAAATCTGTTGCTGCGGTTCCATATACTAAACCTGTTGCTCCTGCATTAACTGAAAGTACTTGAGCAGCTGATCCAATAGTTGCAGGTAAAGTACCTAAACCATTTACTACAGTTGTATCTCCTGCTTCTCCAATTGTAAGAGTTGTTCCTGATTGAGGAGTAATTTTATCTACTTCTAATTTACTCACTATACAATTACCAACGTTCCTGTTACTTCAACAGTTGCTTCAAACGTTACTGGTCCTGCAAGAACTGCACTTTCAATAACTAAAAAATTATCTATAACTTCTGCGTGAGTATATATCTCCTGTGAACCCGGATTGTTTCCTACATATACTGCACTTGGGTATGCATCGCTCATAATTTAAATTCCTAACTTGGTATTGCACTAATTTTATCTACGACACTTGTAACAACGTCAACAGATGATGCAGAACTTGATAAAGCTCTTAAACTATCTCCTGGATTAATTACAAATTTTGCTCCACCTTGAACTAGTTCAACAGAACTTGCCGGTGGAATACTTAAACCTTTTACAATGTATTTAGCAGATCCACCATTTGGTGTAAGAAAAACATCTACTGTAACTGCTGCTGCTGTAATGTTAGCCATTCTAATTCCTATAACAGCGTCTGCAAAACCTGCTACTGCTGTAGGAAGTAATTCCGTACCTGCCGCTTGGTTTGTAATTTGAAGAGCTGTTGATGCAAAATTTTGTGCCATAATTTTTATTCCTTTTTGTTATACTATAAAGCGATTGCCATTGCTACTGCAAAACCTGCTCCCGCTGCGTTAACTGTGTTTCCCTCAGCATCTAAATAAACTGCTTTACTTGCTGGTAATGTACAGAATACATCTTTGTTTCCAGCTGAAAAATCAACAACTGCATATTGAGCACCTACAACATTAGAACTTGAGATAATTGTAGTTCTAGTTAGTATTGTACTATTGTTATTTAATGTTCCAACTCCTACTTCCCACTGGTTAGTACCTGAACCGGCAATTGTATAATAAGTTGTATTAAGACTTCCAATTGATATTCCAAAAGCTACAAATCCATTTTGAGCTGCGCCCAATG